GACGCGGTGACTCAGTGAAATCGCCATAGATGCTGCGCTGGTATCGCAGCGGCTGAGTTTCGTCATCGTTCCACTGAATCTCGCCTTCAGCTTCCATTTCTGCCCAGCGATGCAAGCCGCGCTCGCAATTGCGGAGAATCTGCCAGGCGTAGCCGGTAAGGCCGTGATGCTTGGCGAGCCACTGAAAGTTGGTCATCGTTTGCCCTAAAGGTGGGGAGCTTCTAAATTGTATCACAACTGTGAGCGAGCGGCCGTTAGGCCGCGAAGCTCACGCGTTGCCCATATTGTCGACGTCGAGACGCTCCAGGCCAGCAGCGCTAAAGCGGCCAGTGTCGCGCCACCGCTTCCAGGCAAATTGAGCCATCGCCTCAGCGTCAGCAAAGGTAGGCAGCGTCACCTCCCAAAAAGCAGCCCAGCAATTGAAACGATCGAACTTGGAAGGCATCGCGCCATCCTTTGCGTTGAACACGTCCCAGTTGAACTCAGTGAAGCTCAACACAACCTCACCTTGGCCCTTGCGCGCGTCGATGTGGCACTCTGCGGCCCAGCCGCTGAAATCATGCTGCGCGGTGGGATGTTGCCAGATTTCGGAACGAGCTTCCATAGGCTCACCGCAGTTGTGAGCTTTGTAAGCCAGCGGCAAGAAATCCGCCTCAGGCGGGCAAGCAACGAGCCAGAGCTGGCGGGTCTTAGTGGAAGCCATGTCGCTATGGGTGAGCGGGACCTCTTAAATGTACCACATATCTATGGTATGTTTTGAGAGCCGGCGCAAGCCAGCGACCAAAACGCCCCACCTAAAGGCATGTCCAAAAATCCAGAAAGTCCAAAAAAGCTGGAAATCCAGCAGCGTGCCAGCTACGCGCAAGCCTTGCTTGAGCAGGGCGTAAAGCCAGCCATCGCAGCGACAATGGTTAGCGCTCGCTTCCAATGTTCACGCTCCACCGCTTACGCGAGCATCACTGAAGCGTCCAACAAAATTCAGACGTCAGACGATGGTCCGGCTGCTGACGAGCCAGCGATTGATCCTGAGAGCGTTGCTGCGCAGCTGACTCATCTGTTCAACGTGGCTTGCGCTACTGGCGACGCTAAACAAGCGTGCCAGCTGCTCAAGTCCATGGACACGGTGAGGAAATGGTCTGCTCCGCTCCAGACAACCGCCAATCCCTTTGTCTGATATGTGATACAATTACACCCAATTACAGCTCACACATGGCTTTCTTCGATCCAGAGCTAGTCGCTTTCTTTGCGCAGCACGCAAGCGCTGCAGAGCGTGAGGCGTGGCGGCTGCAGCAAGCGCGCCAGGCAAAACGTGGCGAAGTTAGCCATGCTGCGATGCTGACGGCTCGCGCAGCCTGCAGGAAATACGCTCCACCAGAGGAACCTACGGAGACCACGCTGCGCCGGGGGCCACGCGGTGGCCGCTACTACTTACGCTCCAGGGAAGATGGCACGCTCCGCCGCGATTACTGCTGAGAGTGAGACTCAAGCGACTTGACTTAAGCCGCCGCTGAAATATCGGTTAGCGCGTTCCAGGAAATCTGCTTCTGCTGCATCCAGCTCGTCTCTCGTGAGGAATCTCACTTGGGGCGAGCCGCTTCTGCGTGCCACGACGATCGCTCCAGCCTCGGCGCGTATGCCGGTGAGACTCTCAAGTCCCAGACTGTACGCTCCAGCCTGGTGGATGTAATTTCTGAGCATGCTCTCATTACGGGCGCGCTCGCTGGTTTTCCAGTCGCAGATTGTGAGCGTTCCAGCTACGTCTATCAGGGCGTCACACGTTCCAGCGAAGCCGGCTGGGTGGTGGATGCTGAATTCAATGCCGTGAACGGCGGTGACGTTGTCGGCGATCCAGGCTTTTAGGCCTCGCGCGTAGCCTGCTGCGCTCCAGGGCACATTAGGGGCGCCGTCGAGGGCTTTTGATAACCCCCATCGGAAGAGCTGAGCCGGGCATCGTTCCAAGCCATCGTCTGAGGTTCTCCAGACGCCTCTGCGGTTGGCGGCTTTGCGGCTTAGCTTCGCTGCTGTCTTCAGGACGTACTCCGCGGCGTTGTGGGTCAGCGTCCCACGAGTGGCGGCTATATCGCGAGTAGTCGTCGAACCAGGACGTTCCAGCCATTTCCTTAGTGCTTCCTTGCTCTCTACAGGTGCAGTTTCGCTGAGGATACGGGTAACGCTGTGGTATTGGTTTCCTTCTTCATCCCAGTAAACCCTTCCTCCGGGATCACTCTCGTCGTCGCGGCGGAGCTTGCTACGTCCCAGGGCAGCTAATGCGTCTTGCTTGCTAGACACACTCTCCCCATTGATACCATACTCTACAAGGGGAATGTGAGATAACAAGAGAGAAAATTCCAGTTGAAAAGGGTAGAGATGGATAATTCCAACCCCACCCCCCTATTTGTGCCTGGGCTTACGAGTGCCCTTACTGGGTGGCCTCTATGCCAGCTATTTGCAGCTGATGGGAACCACCACCCGTCCTCGTTGGGAACCTAATAACAGAGCCTGAAACCCTACATGTCACCACTTAGCCCGAGTAGTGACTGTCAAGGCTCAAGGCAGGGCACACCCCCGGAGATCAGGGGGTTGCCAGGCTTCTAAACGTGATTCAGGCGTTCCAGTTGGGATGCCTTCATCAGCAGTTCACGGGCAAAACACAGCAGCTGCTCATCGCTGAACTTCCACCCCGTCTTAAAACTGACGGTGCAGTTGAGCAGTGCTAGGTCCTTGATGTCCTGATCAGTCATCGGACTTGAACGGGTTGCCGCCGGTAAGCAGACGATCCAGGGCAAAGCCTGCTTTGACTGCTGCCTTGTAGGCCTCATTGGCGGCTTTGTTGGACTTGCAGGGCACAGGGCGCAAGGTGTACTCAGTGCTGAGGCCTTGGCCTTCCTTGCTCAGCTTGAAGTCCCATTGACTGAAATCGGAGTAATCCTCTTCCTGCGAGATCTGATCAAGTTCCCGGATAAGGCTTTTTTGGCTGAATTCGCACACCCGGACACTCTGAGCTTCGTAGTCATAGACCGCGAAGGAGAGACCAAACTTCGGAGCTTCCGGAGCAGTCTCGTCACGGTTAAGGCGACGCTCGAAATCACCGAGCTCAGCGGCAATATCATCGGGATTCGGATCCTCAGCAAAACGGAAAGGCTTCAGCTGACCTTCGGGTGATTGGCCCCAAACGGTCCAGTACTCCAACGGGGAGTCAGACACGATGTGAAACCGTGCGCTGCCGCCCGAAGGGATCTTGCTGGGAGACAGATACCCGCCCCCCTGATTGCCGCCGCTGGCTTGGCTGCGGGCTTTGTCTGAAATCTTGAAAGGTGCCATGTGAGCTTGAGCTCGTGATTGGACTTCGAAAATGTAGCACAGGTTTGACAGGCGTCAAGCTGTGCATAGAATGAAAAAAGCCCCGCAGGGCTCGACTCCTGCAGGGCTTGTTGTTTATTCCTCGTCTCGTGAATCTTAGCACGTTTGTCTCACAACTCCCCAAGGATCTGGTATTAGCGCCGATCTATCGCAAGGGAGAGACAATGCGCAGCGGCAAAATTGCCGTTGGTAAAAATCCCGTTGAAGCCGCCCACGAGCGCAAGCTTGGACCTGCTGATGCCGCTCTGATCTGCGAGCGTTCCAGCAAGGTTGGAGCTGTTGGCCTCTTCACTGGCCACAAGGGCAACGGCATCGTCATCCTCGACGTCGATAAGAACCTGGGCGCCCTCGCCATGAAGTGGGGTGAGTCCGTTGCTGATGCTCCCAAGATCACCAGCACACGCAAGAATGCCGCCAAATTCGTCTTCCGCGTCCCAGAGGAGCTGTGGGGCGATGTAAAGGGCTGGCACCATGGCGAGGACCATGCAGAGGGCTACGAGGTCCTCTGGGGGCCACAGGGGCTCATACAGGGCGAATATCCCGGTGGTCGTAACTCCGAGCCAGGGGAATACACACTGCATGGCGATCTGAGCGCTATTCCTGCCGCTCCTGAGTGGCTGCTGGCTGAGATGAAGGCGGCCAAGGTGCCGGAGGGCAAGGGCTTCGTCAAAAACCGCAAGGCGCTCGATGTCAGCGACCGGACGCCCGAAGAGATCGCGGCCATCGTTGAGGAGTGCTTGACCGTCATCACCCACCGTGGTGCTGGCAGCCGGGACCACTGGATTCGCGTCGGCATGGCGATCCACGCTGTGCTGCCTACGGATGAGGGTTTGACGCTGTGGTCGATGTGGTCGGCCCAGGATCCTGAGTTCGGCGCAGAGTGGGAAGACGGCAATCCTTGTGAGCAGCCATGGAAGAGCTTTAAGCCTGGCCGTATTGGCTTGGGCTCGCTGATCTGGGAGGCGGATCAGGTTGACCCCACGCGCTCGCGATTTTGTGAGTCCAGCAAGTCGATCGTTGCGGATGCGGAGAAGGCGCCGACTCGATACCGCGTGGAGCGTCTCGGCTTCGATGAAGTCATCAAACGTGGCCGACAGGCGCTCGAGCTGGATGACACCGCAAAGATGAACTTCGAGCTGCATCAGCTGGCGCTCGAGGCTGGTTACCGGGATCAATCAGCCTTGGAGAAGCTGCTCGTTGAGCAGATGAGCCAGGAGAAGAACGGAGAGCAGTACACGCTCGAGCAGCTGCGTGATGCTGCCAGGCCTAGGAACTACATCATCCCTGATGTCTTACCCCACCCCGCTGTGGTGCTGGTCTACGGCTCTGGTGGTGATGGCAAGTCGATGTCGTCTTGGACTATTGGCAAGCACATCGCTTCTGGCCTGCCGTTCATGGTGCGTGGCCAACTCGTTCCGGTGGATCAAGGTCCTGTGCTGATCCTCAACGGTGACCAGTCGCCGGACATCCTTGCTGAGCAGCTGGATGAGATTGAGATGCCCAGCCGCAATGTGCACATCATCAACAACTGGAACCTGCAGCGCTACAGCCAGTTCGTGCGGGTGATGGATCGGATCAAGCCCAAGCTGGTAATCATCGACTCGCTGATTGGCTGCTCCGGCGGGCGGGCGTTCGATGAGAACAAGAGCGACTTCGCCACGCCGCTGTATTGGCTGAGCAGGAACAACGGCATCACCTTCAATGGCGCCACGATCATGGTCATCCACCACGCCAACAAAACCGGCGGGTTCCGTGGCACTACAGCCATCCGTGACGCTGTGGATGAGACCTGGGCGCTGCGTAAGCCCACCGACAAGGACGGCGTTCCACAGCACTGCCGGATCATCACCATCGAGAAGAGCCGTTCAGGTCGCAGCGGCACATCGCTGATCATGCGGCAGGAGAAAGACCTCAGCTTCTCGATTGCTGACTTCACACCAGAGATCGATCCAACTAACACTTCGCCCAGCAGCATCACCGATCGGGTGCTGCAGCGATTGCGGTCGATATTTCCACGCACGGTCACCAAAGCTGATCTGGTTGCCGATGAGTTGGTCGGTGGATCGGTGGCCGCCATCGGTAAGTCGCTCCAGAGGCTGGAAAAACGTCAGCTGATCTCTATCGCTGAGACGACTAAGGGCAAAAAAGGTGGAAGTCCCAAGATTTCGTACCAGGCAGTGCTCTCGCGTGGAGAGGGACAAGAGAGTGTCCAACTGGGACAAAACGACTGCACTGGAACGGAAGAGCAGGTGGACACCCAAAATCAGATCGGCACAGTGTCCAACTGGGAAACGCCAGGTGGACACATTTTTGAGGGCGGTGGGGAGTGTCCACCTGCAAATCCCAGTCCTGAAAAGGAATCTGCCCCAGATGGACACTCTGGTCAGTATCCCCGCGCGAGCGATTTCAGTCGCTGGGACTGAATTGTGTTACATTTACGGGGTTGAAACCAACCACCCCGTGAACATCACTTCCGAAATCGCTGCCCTCGCTTCCGACATCAGCCTTCAAGACTGCCTAGTCATGAACGACGTTTGTCGTGATGGCACGATCCGCTTTATCTGCTTCCTGCGCAAGCAAGCTCTCACCAACTCAGGTTGCGACTTGAGCGCCGACACGATCGAGCTGATTCAGGACATCAACAAGCTCTATTACTGTTTCTCGCCCGAAGAGAGGTCTGGTGCGTACAACAACAATCAGTACATCACCAGCAGCAGCAAGCCTGCATCTCGTGTCATTACAACCGAAGAGGTTGAGGTTGCCGTGGCTCCTGCGCTGACAACCAAAGCCGTTGATGAGCTGACCATGCAAGTCATCAATCAGTTCAAAAAGGATGGCAAGCCGCACTTCACCACCAAGGAGTTCGATGCGGCGTTCGAGGGTTTGCACAGCCGTAACGGTGCGCGGCGGTTTTACCCGGCTGATCTGATCGTTGGGTCGACCAAGGTTCCGCACTGGAAAACTCTGACCGCCTCGTCACGTTCCAGGGCAAAGGTTGCCGAGCTCGTGGTGTATCGCGAGCAGAAAAAGGACTGGTTCATCATTTTGGACTGATAGATACCTGCCCCCGCCCGTCGGGGGCTTTTTTATGTGCTACATTTCTGCGGCATTTGTAGTGCAATGGCAAACCTCAAAGAAATTAAAGTCCGCTTCACCGAGGCAGACATTGCAGGGATCGACAGGGTCGCCCAGAGTCAGGACATGAGTCGTTCGGAGTACATTCGTGAGCTCGTCACAGGAAAACTCACCAACGTCTGCACCCCGACGGATTTCCATCGGTTGGTTGCTGCTTCACACCGGGCTGTGGGTGGGAGCCTGGATCCCAGGCAAGTTGAAAGCGTTGTGGCTTTCGTTGTTACTCAACTTTTGGGAGTGGATCGGGGTTCAAATCGGAGAACTTGAGCACATAGATCAGAATGAGGAAGCGGCATTTGAGCCGAAGGTGGCCCATCTCACCTACTACACGACGCACGAGATGCCAGCCATCCTTGCCGTGGTTCGTTTTTCTGACACCGATAACGAGGACATATCTGTCGTAGAAGATCGGTATATGAATGACGTTGGAGAGCAGCAGCGCCTAGAGGAAGAGGTGGTTGAGGCTCTCTACACGGGGCTTGACGTTTCGGTCATGAGCCACTTTGAGATCGAGGAGTTCCCCACGATCAACGCGCTGCTAAACGGCTCTGAGTTGTGATACAATTATGAGGTCGTTACAGCCCATCCATGGCCGACTTCTCTCCTGAGTTTTATCTCAGTCACACCACTGACGTGAACCGCGGTTGCGTTGACGTCGTCGCTGAAGGCACCGTCCGACAACAGGCTTACATCGGTGGCTCGTCTCCCGAAGACATTACCTTCACCGTTCGAGCTATCGGTTGCCTTGACTTCACCGATATACCCGACACCAAGCGCGCCACCATCCAGGCGATGCTTGACACCGTCCAAGAGTGGGAGGTGTTCTGATGACACGCCCCACCCACTGGTACGGAACTGATGCGCCTGAAGGCGGCATCGAGATTGATTGGGAACTCATTGAAATAGTCGCCAAGGACATTGGCGCTGGTCCTAACGCCGACGGAGCCATCGCTCTCTACAACTGGCTTTGCTCCCTAGCAACTGAAGCCAGGGAAGAGGGTCAGATGGAAGAATGCGGCGCTCTTGCTTCTTACGGCGTCGCTGCACTTAACTACTGGGTCGAAGGTGGACTCGGTGCGCTGCTGAAGGAGGTGCTGTGAACACTTACTTCGGTATTGAGCACCTCGACGAGCTCGAGCACAGCATCAGCATCTGCTTTGACGTGGAGACGTTGGCGCTCCAGCCGGAGCGGGGCAAGCTGCGGCTGCTTCAGATGGCGTGCAACGTCAGCCAGACCGTGGTGGTCATCGACTGCTTCGAGCTAGAGGAAGACGATTGGCGCCGGCTGCGCATCTTCTTCGAGAACGGTGAGCGCTTCTGGCTCGCACACAACGCCGTCTTTGATTTGGGGTGGCTCCAGGAGCACGACCTCTACCCCCGTGGTTATGTCCGTTGTTCGATGCTCGCCAGCAAGTTGCTGATGAATGGCATACCCAACGCCAAGCACGGCCTTGCTCATGTGGTGCAGCGTTACCTCAAGCGCGAGCTAGACAAAGAGGAGCAGCGCTCTGATTGGAGCGGGCAGCTCACCAAGTCGCAGATTGACTACGCCATCAACGACGTTGTCGCGTTAGCGGAGCTGGACACTGTGTTGCAGCAGCGGCTCCAAACTGCAAGGCTCAGCTCAGCTTTTGCGCTCGAGTGCAAAGCCTTGCCCGCGATGGCCCAGATGTGGCGAGTCGGTTTGCCATGGGACAGGGAGTCCCTGAACAACCTCATCCGGGATTATGAATTCGACATCGCCCAACTCGAGAAAGACGTTTTACGTCAGATGGATGCGGCTTTGCCCGAAGGCAAAAAGCTCCCCAGAGACGACGACGGATCCTTCAACACCCGCCCCAAGGACACAGGATCTGTCCGAGCTGGAACTAAGAAGCTCGCAGGCTTCAACATCAACAGCCCGAAGCAGTTGGTTGGAGCGCTCACCACAATTCTGGGAACCGCACCAAAGGATCCCAAAACCGGCAAGGTTAGTGCTGCAAGGGGTGCGCTACGAGGTTACGCGGCTGACCACGTGGTGGTACAAACGTACCTGGAGTGGAAAAAATCTGAAAAACGTCGTCAAATGGCGGCATCAATCCTCGAACACCTCGGTACAGATGGATTTGTACGGGCGAGTTATCTACAGATGGGCGCAGAGACCGGACGAATGTCCTGCATCAAGCCCAACAACCAGCAGATCCCGCGCGACGAGATTTTTCGCTCGTGTGTTTCAGCTCCTGAGGGCTGGGCTCTGGTTGACGCTGACTTTGGTCAGATGGAGCTTCGTCTCGCGGCTGCAGTTGCGGATGATGAGCGCATGGCCTTGGCGTTCCAGCAGGGGGAAGACCTCCACACGGTGACCGCTGAGGCGATTGGCTGCTCCAGGCAGATTGCCAAGTCCGCAAACTTTGGCCTGCTTTATGGCTCTGGTGCGAAGGGGTTGCGGGATTACGCCGGCGCGATGGGTATCACCATGACCATTGCCGAAGCTGCTGACATCCGCGACAAGTGGTTGTCAACGTACGAGGGGATTCACCGCTGGCAGCGGCAGCAGGCAGCTGCTGCGGATAACAGCCGGCATGACCAGTGGGCGGAGACGCGCATCCCAGAGACCAACATGCGGCGCTTTCTGCCCGGTGATATGAACCGGCTAACTGTTCGCGCTAATACACCTATCCAGGGTGCAGGCGCTGCAATCTTGAAATGTTGCTTAGGAAATCTTTGGCCATTGTTACTTGAGGCTGGAGAGGATGAGGCAAAGCTCGCTGCCTGCGTACACGACGAAATTCTTTTGCTGGTAAGGAAAGGCAGCGAAGAGGAGTGGCGTTCCAAGCTCAAACGAGTGATGGAAAATGCTGAATCGAAGTGGCTTGGCGACATCCCAGCCTTAGCAGAAGTTAATGTCGGCCAGCGCTGGAGCGAAGTCCACTAGCCACAATGGTTCTGGCGTTGCTCCGGGCCAATGGACAAGGATTTGCCCTCAAGGTTCTGGAGCAAGGTCAACCGCAATGGTCCGACTGCGGATCACATGGACACACGCTGCTGGGTCTGGGAAGGCAGCCGAGGTGGGCGGAAGTACGGGACTTTCCACTGGAGCGGAAAAACAATGGCGGCCCATCGGGTCGCTTTTTTGTTGGCTTACGGCGAAGAGCCTGACATGGTGTTACACAAGTGTGATAACAAACTCTGCTGTAGGCCTGACCACCTTTACGGTGGCGATTCTTTTGACAATTTCTTAGACATTCTCGAGCGCCGCAACAACGGACCAGTTCTACGCTTTTTGGGTGGATTCAAAAAAGCTGCGTGAGGATTTCGGTAAAAAAGGTAGGGAATTGCTGGGAAACGTCTACGCGCAATACACTTACATCGTTCGAAACCCTTGGTGAAGCCATGGCTGCTGCTTATGCCATCCAAAACCGGGCGGCAGATAATGCTGTCATATCTCAGAGCGGAAACGGAGAAGGCGACGACGGCGGATCTACAGAGGGCTGCCCAATTCCTGGAGTGGGCGAGGAGTGTCCGTGCCGGTTGCCGGACCCAGAGGAACAAAGCTCGGAAGAACCAAAGCAACTCGTGGCGTAAATACGCTGACGCACCAGCACGGTGGTAGGCTCCGCGGGTCCTTTATTTCGGCGTAACTAACTGACTCGATCGGTCATTTAAGTCCATCCAGTAAAGGCGGGGTAGGGACTCCTATACAGCGTGGTGGCTGTGGGGGTCCTTTTTACTGGTAAGATGTGTTGACTTGTCCGACAATAATGGCAACGGACCACGGCAATAAGAAGTATTGCCAGATCCTGCTTGATCCTTACCGGTTTGCAGAGGCAGAGAAGCTGGCGGCTGAGGCTGGCATCCGTACCAACGCGTGGATGCGGGATGCGATCTACCGCCACATGGAGCGGATCCTCCCCGCCTCGGTCTATAACGACGCAGTGGCAAAAGACACGGCTGCTTACCGCGAGGCAATCCGGCGCCGCATTCAACGGCGTACTCAGGGAAAGAAGGAGGATGTTGAGACTTAAGACTATCTTCATTGTGTTACATCCATAAGTGCGGTATCTTGGGGCCGCTTCCGCGTTAGCACCCAATGCGCTACAGACTTGTGACACAGGACGGCAGTTATCTGATGGCTTGTTACGGGCCAACGGGTAATGGCATTGTCTTTACACGCATGGCCAGTGATGCATGCTCGTTTATAACGCTTGAAAAAGCGGCGGAGACTGCTCGTTTGGTCGGTGAGGGACTCGGCTTTATTCCCAATATCGAGTTCGCTGCCTCGTGATAAACATTAATCGCGATGTGGGGTTCACGCAGTATCTGCAGTGGGCGTCCCGCTACCCCCTACTGACTAAGCAGCAGGAAATTCTGCTGGCGCGTCAGGTGCAGGCTTGGATCGCAAATGAGAACCCCACCCCCCGTCAGGTCAAGGTGGGGCGCCGGGCGTACGAAAAACTTATTAAGTGCAATTTGCGCTTGGTTGTTTCGATCGCTAAGCGCTACGCGACCCGCATAAAAAAGTCCGAAATGATGGACGTTGTGCAGGAGGGCAATCTTGGATTGGCACATGGTGTCAAAAAGTTTGACCCCGAGCGTGGTTATGCCCTTTCCACTTACATCTATTGGTGGGTCCGGCAGGCGATTACCCGTTACCTCAACTGCAACGATCGACTGATTCGGTTGCCGATCCACGCTGTGGAGGCGCTGAACAAGATCAGGGTTTGGCGTCCGCTGTTTATAGAGGAAAACGGGAGGCTGCCCACGCTCGAAGAGTGTGCGGAGTACACCGGCATGTCGGCCAACAAGATTGAGGAGTACATGCGGCGGTGTGATGACGCCGGCAGTCTTGATCACAAACTTAAAGATGACACCGAAGCCACCTTGCTGGACATGATCGCTGACGAGGCGAGCCAGATCCAGGCGGAGGATGTGCATGACGAGGAACGGGTCTATCTGATTCTTCGCATGGTGGATAACCTTCCCGAGCACGAGCGAGAGGTGATAAAGGGTTTGTTTGAAATTGATGGAACGAGGCTTAAAACTCTTAAGGATTTGGGCAGTGAGCTGGGCTTTTCGCGTGAACGTGCCAGGCAGAAGCGTGAACAAGCGTTACGGCGACTGCGAGTAATGTCTAGGAACTACGGAGAGTTTGCTCGTGATTGATCAGGTGACCTTTACGGAGCAAGAGTGGCTGAACTTTTGGAAATATTTCAACAGTGAGCTGCACCAGGAGGCTGCTATTGAGATGCTTAGGCAGCACATCCTGAAGATTGATCCGTGTCTGCTGACCGCCACGGCGGAGTGGGTCGAGGTGTTTCGGGCGGGTCCCGCAAGTGGTCGCACGAGTCCAAAGGGGGTGGCGCTGATCAAGGAGTTCGAGGGTTTGCGGTTGCAGAGTTATTACTGCGCTAGTGGTGTACTTACCATCGGTTACGGATCGACTGGTCAGCATGTCTATCCAGGGCAGGTTATTAGTGAAGAGGTGGCGGAAGATCTGCTGCGGTTGGATCTTGGGCGGTTTGAAGATGGGGTCCGCGAGTTGGTCAAAGTTGACATCACGACCCACGAATTTGATGCTTTAGTTTCTTTTTCTTTTAATACCGGTGTGGCGGCGCTCGAGCACAGCACTCTGCTGCGGCGGTTGAATGCAGGCGAAGATAAGCCGACAGTTTTTAAGGAAGAACTGCCGCGTTGGGTCAACGGTAGCAACGGCCCCCTACCTGGACTTGTCCGTCGTAGGCAAGCTGAGATAGATCTGGCTTTGTCCTAATGGACCAGCTTGCTTTTGAGCTTCAGATGGAACGCACCAAGCGGGCTATTGAAGCTTCGGACGATCGAAAGGAACTCAAAGAAATCGCGCTGGCTTTGACCAATCTGGTCTCTACGCAGCGCGCAATGTTGATGGCCTGGATTTACGGGGAGCAGAATCAATAGCCGTAGCTGGCGGCTACTGCTTCCTCTTCGTCTGGGGATTCGGGGAAAGACGTGAGCGCTGCAGGGTTGGCTTCTTGCTCCTCGGTGTCCACGTTGTAGACGTACTCGGGAGCTTTGATTAGGGCTTCCAGGTCTTCGACCGAAGCGGCAGCGTCGATTTCACCGCAGCGGACGTCAGCTGCAGCGCGGACTTCGGCGCGGAAGGTTGCCCACAGTGCTGGGATTGCTTCGTCGGTCTCGGCTTTGCGGAGGACGTACCAGTCAGAAGCCGCGAGGATTTGGCGGGCGACGCGCTTCTGTTGCATGACGAAGCTGAGCTTCAGCTGGTCCAGATTACGCGGGGTGCTGCTGAACGCACCAGCACTATCTGGTCCGCTGACCACGTAGAAGCGGTCATCCGGGCGCTGTTGGAGGAGGACCTGCGTAAAGCCCAGCTCCATGAATTTGGCGTGGGTTGCTGCAGAGCCGCCGTAGCTCGTGCCAAGGTAGGTGAACTGGCTGCCCAGGCGGTAGCGTTTCTGGTCCGCGTCGACGTAAAACATGGCTTCAAAAGCAGGACTTACCGGGCAGTGGCCGGTGAAGTGTTATTCGCCCCGAAGGGGTTCTCGGCAAAGGCGGCGTAGATGTAGCTAGAGGAAGCGCTATTCATCTCCCCGGAAGGCTGTCGAGGTTTGAAACCATTGGAAAGTAAATCAATATCGTAGTTGTCACCGGCGAATTCAGCATTTGTCAAGTTTGGGTGAAACGCTGAGCCTGTTGGGTTGCTAGGGGATCTTGTGCTGTCCCATATCATCCAGTTCTCAGACAGATTTACAGCTTTCACGAGAAGCAGACTCACTGAAAAACCGGTGTAAATAAACGGACCATCAGCATCACCGTTGCCAGTGTACGAACCGAATTTTGAAAACCCTTCCACAGGTTCCCACGCATACATAACACCTGAACCGCTAATCAACGCTCCGTCAATGTTTACGTTGCCACCACTAAACGTACAAGTGCTGTATCCAACGCCTTGCGAGTCGCTGTGAAGCTCTAAAAGCCCTGGTTGATAAGAGGCGTGTTGAACTTTAACTTGAGAGGAGCCGGCATCAGAAACATACATAACAAATTGCGGGTTTGTTAATCCAGTGTCAATAGTTTGGGGGTCATTATCTGCACCTGTAAATTCAATTATATTAAAACCATTTTCTGAAACATCTGATGAATTATATTTCCAGCACCAAGCAACAGAGCTACCAGAAGGCGCTGAATATGCGTTCTCGTACCCACCGCTGGGGTTTTGAATTGTTTGGTTGGTTGTACCCCTAACACTATCAACGAGCTGGTGCTGATTGCTATTCACCCTGTCCTTGATCCACCAGAGACCGTTAGGGAAGGTCGTTTGAGCTGTTTCAAGAATCCCGTTTTGAGTTAAGAGCTCACCATCTAATTCAATCCCAAACAAACCAGCGTCCTGACCAGATACTGCTCCTATTTCCAAGCTTTCTAGCGTGAACGGGAAAGTGAGCTGAGAACTCAAATCGAAAAGACTACCGGAATTGTTAGTGAAGTTTCCAGTCATCTGGGTGCCATTCACCCACAACTCTTGAATTCTTCTAACTTTTATTTTGAATGTACTGGAAGCCGTAAGTTCTGGAACAGTGGTGTCACTTGGTCTGAAACTCATCCAACCAGGACGACCTTGGGACTGGTCTGTTTCTGCCACAGTGCCAGTGTTTCCGTCAAAAGCCAGCGTCTTGGGTGCTCCACTCTGGAATACATCAGCAGTTGATGCATGAGCTTGGTCACGATCTCCAGGAGGAGCTGAAAACAAGTCATTTATCCAACTTCCTTGCCTACCCCCAGTTCCAGCACCAGTGCCCGGTCCAGTAATCGCCTGGAAGTGATCCCTGCCGTTGGGAATCGTTGCCGCTGTTAGGTTCTGGGTTTGGAGTGCCTCGAAGCCAGCAGGTGGGGTGTAGATGAATGGCTGTTGGCCAAAGTTAGTAGATACTCGGCTATCATTGCCGATTCTTACCGATACAAATTGTTCTCTGGCAGCATCAATAGCAATGTTCGTAAAGTTTGCACCATCAACTGAGTACGCAAAAGTACCAGTAGAACCTTCCCAAGTAAATGCAACAGTTTCATCAACTGCAAATGATGGGTTGCCGGTAGATGAAACCGTGCCGTTAACAAGAATGTCTCCGCCGTTATTGACTGTAAAAGAATTACTAGAACCGTTGATGAGAGAACCGCTATTGGGAAACGCTGCCTGTGTTGCTATACCAAATTGCATACCCTCTGACAGGCGTACCGGAGTTATTTCCCAGTAAGCATTTGCAGTGCCTAGAGCCATTGTGTTAAAACCACGCTCCTGATTCAGAGCACCGTTTGGATAATCACAAAGCAAATTAGCGTTTTGCAGGTTAAAACTGGTATAGGGGAACAACGGATTCATCGTCGCATAGTTCTGCGTCGGGCTGTCAGCCATCAAGTCATAGTCAGCACCCGAGCCTTCAACAGTCACCCTGCGACCATCAATCTCTATACCGCCAATGCCAAAACCATTGTTTGTAGGAGCTCCGTTCCTGGTCCAACTAATGCTTGTAACTTCGGTAATATCTTGAGCATCAAGTAAGCCAGTTAAATCGTGAGTGCTAATCGTGCTAGCCGCAGACGGTGCAGTGTAAACGACAGTATTGCCATTGCTGCCAGTAATTGTTACATCATTAGCATCCCTTTCTCTGTAAATCAAAAGGGTAAAATCAACGCCAATAGGTCTTGATAGATTGCCGTTCCATGTGGCTGTAATACCACCACCTTGACTCATTGCAATTGCAGGATCACTACCAACCATCACACCACCGCCTGCGGTAGCGAGACCGTTAAACATGGCTGGGAACAAAAACGGTTCTTCCATCGCATTCTGTCCTTCATTAAATGCAGGCAGACTTGCAGTTGGAGAGAAGTTGTCTAAAAGATCATTGTTTGGAGGATTAGTCCCGAACCCAGTCGCCGTGAAGTCGTTGCCGTTGCCACTACGGTCTGCACCAAGGTCATCAGGGTCACTGAAGTCAAGGTGGAAACCGTTAACGCCGAATGAGTTGTTGACGCCATCGACATAAATTTGACCATCAATCCTGACAGCTGAAATCCGAGCATCAGTACCAGGACCAAAAACCCTCAAGTTATCAAAAGTGCCGGATCCCGTATCAACAGTTGTCCATGCGTTCTCGAGGCAAGGAACAGAGGCTGTTTCTGTCCCCTCAAATTGGAGGGAGATGGTGTTTGTGCCAGGCGCAGATGGCGTCCATATTTCTACGCTCTGGTTGTAGTTAATAGGTGTAGGTGGCACCCAGCTAATAGTCTGGCCAGAAGTATTGCCAATGCAATTGGTACCTGTATTCCCGTCAAACATATTTCTGCGAGGATGGTCAAACTGAGCTCCAGGATCACCAATCAGGGTGACCCCTGCGCTCCAGATGAATGGGTTGGTGAGGATGCGAGTTCCGTCGGCGTCGGTTACTTCAATCGCATTAAGACGACCTGCCGCACCACCAGAGCCATTTAGAGCAAGGTTTGTGAGATCAAGCGGGAATGTAAGGGCAGGACCCAAATCAATCCAACTGCTTCCACTGCCAGCAACTATGCCCGTCAGGGTTTCGTTTACCCAAATTCTGGCTTGTTGCTCAGTAAATACTCTGAGGCCAGTTAGCCCTTCTAAGGCATTCTCAGGGCGGTAGATAATGGTTGAGCTTGAGTCAGCAGCGTCTGCACCATCTGACGTGTCGCCATTAAAAGCTTGCTCAGCAAGTGTGGCAGGTGTAGTGGAGTCAAAGTTAGGAGCATTTGTATTGTTTCCTGTGTTGTCTGCGAACAGGAAATCACTGAACCGCATTTTGGTGTTGGCGAAGCTGACGCTGCGCGGTTCCCAAACACCGTGGTGGTCGTAACGTCCGAATGCTGTGGGTTCTAGGGCTTGACCGTCGATGAAGTAAACGTCGGCTAAATAGCCTTGAAAGAATTCACTTGCACGGGCGGTATCACCACCGATGAAATGTTCGACATTAGTGTTAATGCCAACTGAGGCTTGAGTCCAAGTTGTAGTAAGTTCGCCGTTGATAAACATTCTGATGGTGGTTCCATCGGAAATATCCACTCGGTGATACCACGCAGCAGGATCTCGGCGCAGGGCGGTCTCTTGGTTAGCTTGCGATGCAGTAGTCCATCCGAAATTATTTGATCTGATGTGGCAAAAGAGCACGGGAGATGCAGTGCCAAAGATCTGCTCATCGCCGGTGACATCCTCTGTCTTCTTAATCCATGCACTCCAAGTCCAAGTAGCACCACTGTTGTTGGTCATGGTGCGTGTTA